GGTTATTTCGGCTCCGGTTACCGAAGCTGAGTTTGTGACCCTGGCAGGAGATTATGAAATGAACACTGGCAAAACCTTCCTCGAACTTTACACAACCCAGGGAAAGGGGAAAGTTGAGTTTGAAACTGTTGGTGAAAAAGATCATCAAATGTTTACCAACAAAGGGACGTTTAAATTCCCTGACATCAGTAATGCTGCAAAAGCCCTCGCAAAATCATACCTGAACTCGAATGCGGTTGTGGTTGCTTTGCTTCCTCACGAAACCGAATTCAGAGCTGTTGTGATTGGTGAAGATGATTTTGACGTAACAGTCAAATTTAAAGGCACCTCAGGCGATGCTGCAGGATCTGAAAAGGGACTGACGTTTGATATTGAATGTTCTTCATACAACCCGCTTCCTTCGTATGCAGGCGCAATCGTACTTGAAGATGGTACCTATGATTGCGAAACGGGAGTGTTTACGCCTACTCCGTAGTTTTCAACTATTCAAACCAAAACCTGTCCGGTCCGTCCCGGGCAGGTTTTTAATACTTTAACCCATGCAGGAAATAAAAGAATGGCTCGCTGGTGAAGAAAAAGACTTCGTTACCGGGCTGCAACTTTTTCAGAAATATTCGCGCAACCGCGCCTTGATCCTTTACCTTGTCCGTAAGCAAAATATGGATAAACTTGTGTATGAGCTTGAGAAATTGAGTTGTTCTTCAAGCTTAAAGCCAGTTATTCAGGTGAAAAACACAAGATCTTTTGTTGATCGCGTGATCAATAAAAAGACCTCATTGTCTTCTGATGATCATGATGCTAAGGAGGACCTTTCGAAAAAAATCAGTAAGGTAAACCGTGAAGACCTTCCGGTAGATCTGCAACAGGTTTATGACAGCATCGCTGATGCTTACAAAACCCAGCGTGTGGTACACGAAAAAATGAAGCTCGCCGAAACGGATGAAGCACGCGCGGATATTCGTTCAGAGCTTATCGGTCTTGATGATCTGATTGCTGATGGATGGGACCAGATTGATGCTTTTCTTGCCGGCAAAACTACTGATACGGAACCTCCTCAGGATGTGGTGAAACAGGTGAACAGCGCCAGAACATATATCAGTCGCGAAATCAAGAATTTCAACCCTGAAAAACTTGATAAGTTGCTCGAGCGCATCAATCTGCTTATTGAACAAAAGGCTTCGGTAAGTGAAAAAACCCGTGAAAAACTGATTGAACTGAATGTTATTACCCCAGAATCAAATTTACTGGTCAAATGACCAAACGGCTTTCTATCTGAGCCAGGTGGTTCAATCGCATCATGTGTTTGATTTGATGCTGAATACCATCGAAAGAGCTGATGAACTGATCGTCAGCTCTTTTGCCATTACAGAAACCTTTATCCGTCGATTGGTATATGCGCGCAACAGGATTAAACAAATCACACTAATACTCGATTTTACAATTGCCAGCCGCAATCCGGCCATGATCTGCTTTGCGGCAGAACATGCCGACAGGCTGTTGCTCACAAATAATCACAGCAAGACTATTTACCTGCGCGACAGCCGCCTTGAGATGCTTGCAGTGATGAGCAACAACGCTACAAACAATCAACGCTTCGAATCTGGAATTATCCTTAAAAATCACCCTGTTATCGGGCTTTACCGTCCTTTAATCACTCAAACTATTGAACAAGCTGCACCATGGATCAGCTAAAAGAAATTGAAGAGTTAGCAAGCCTTTTTCTTACCATCGATGAAATATCGATCCTGACGAATATAGATGCAGCTGAGTTTCGGCGAGAGGTCCGGTTTGGAAAGAGCGACCGGGCAAAGGCTTATTTAAAAGGTAAGCTTAATTCAATCCTGGAAGTGAGAAAGCAAACCGTCATGTTTGCTAAAAAAGGTTCGCCGGCTGCCGAAAGCCTGGTAAACAATTATATCTCAAAACAAGCACAAAATGAGTAGGCCATCAAAATTAGATAAGTTTAATGAGCTGATGTTTTCGGATATCGGTTCAATAACGGATATGACCGAAACTGAAAGAAACCAGTTGCTTCGCTACAGGTTTGCTTTTACAATACTGCTCGAAAATCCGAGTTATTCTGATGTGACACTTCGCGACAACCTGATGCTTCAGTTTGGCATCAGCCAGTCGCAAGCCTATCGCGATATCTCGAACCTCAAAATTATCCTACCAAACATTCGCAATGCCGGCAAAGAATGGATACGATACGTCGTTAACGAGGAATTGAAAAATGCCATCAAAGCGGCAAAAGACGCAGGAAAACTGAAAGAACGTATCATGGCTATCTCGGCACTGGCAAAATTCAACCGCCTTGATCAGGAAGATACTGAAGAAATGCCATGGGATGAAATAATTCCCACTGGTATCGAACCTACTTCAGACCCTTCGGTGCTTGACATTACCCCTCTGCAAGACGAAAAAGCAGAGATCAAACGTCTGTTCGAAAAATACGCTGGCGAAATAGAGCTTGACTCATTATCCTACCAAACCGAAACTGATGACCGAAAAGAAGAAGATATATTTCAACCGGCCACAACTTGAGGTCAGGTATATTGCTGCTCATACGACCGTTTTTGTTGGTGGCAGGCGTATTGGTAAAAGTCATGGACTTAATGCTCCCTGGCTTTTACGCAACCTGCAACACATGCCCGGTTCCGGTGGTGGTATTGTGGGCTCAACCTTTCAGCAACTGCTTACCCGCACGCTTCCCGGAACCTTAAAAGCGCTTGCTGATCAAGGCTTCAAACGAAACCTGCACTATTTCATTGGCCGTAAACCGCCCAAAACTGCAGGTTTCAAGGAACCGGTGATTGAACCTGTAAGCTATGACCATGTGGTGAGCTGGTACAATGGCTCGATCCAGTACCTGATCAGTCAGGATATTCCCGGATCATCCAACTCACTTACCCTTCAGTACCTGTTGGGTGATGAGGCCAAATTTTTAGATTTCGAAAAACTCAAAGACGAAACTTTTCCGGCAAATGGTGGTTACAAAGGCCCATGGAAAAACTCACCATGGTTGAACAGTATGTTGTTCACCTCTGATATGCCAACAAGTAAAAAAGGATCATGGTTTTTAAACTATCGTGAGAAAATGGATCCTGAACTGATCAATATGATTAAGCTGCTTGTTTGGCGTATTTATGAGCTGAAGCAAAACCCACCAACCGAATGGAACCAACGCCTGATCCGTGAGCTCAGTCTTAAACTGGCTCAGTTCCGCAGTGTGGCCGTTTATTACCGCGAAGCAAGTTCGATCGAAAACGTGCAGATCATCGGTAAGAAATACATCGCCCAGATGAAGCGCGATTTGCCGCCTTTGGTATTTGCTACTTCCATCCTCTGCCTGCGCCCGGGCAAGCTCAAAGATGGCTTTTACCCATCATTGCGCGATCATCATTTTTACAAGGCTTTTGACAACAGCTACCTGCAGGGCCTTGATTATGATTTTGAAAAAGCACAGGCCGAAAGCTGCGCCCAGGATGCTGATGTGGACCTGTCGCGTCCGATCAGGGTTGCCTTTGACTACAATGCCAATATCAACTGGCTTGTTTGTAGCCAACGATCAGGCGTAAAAGCGCTTGTACTCAAGAGCTTTTATGTGAAATACCAGCGCAAACTGCGCGAATTGGTTGATGATTTTTGTGAATACTACCGAATCCATCTCACCCGTGAAGTGGTCTATTTCTATGATACCACTGCCCTGGGGTCGAATTATGCTGTGTCAGACGAAGACTTTGCCTCGGTGATCTGCTCACAGTTTGAGAAACGTGGGTGGCGGGTGACAAAAATATTCATTGGCCAACCTCCAAAGCATCATGAAAAATACAACATCATTGACCAGGGCTTTAAAGGGCAGAGATACCTATTGCCAATGATAAACGAACCTAATAATGAAGCTTTGAAGATTGGCCTTGAAAACACCGGTGTTAAAATTGGTCCTCTTGGTTTCCAAAAGGATAAGTCGGGCGAAAAACTTGCCGAAACCGAAGAAGACCGCCTCGAAACCCGTACCGATGGCACTGATGCTTTTGATACCCTGATGATTGGCATGTTTTTGCATGATAATGATAGCGCAGGTGCAGCTCCTGCAGGCAGCTCGGCATCAACCACAATTTAGAATTGTTCTTTCGTGGATTCAGTTTAATTTTACTGGATTAACCAATAAAATAATCATCCTATGAAAAAGATTATTTTTCCTACTATTTTATTACTCTTACAATCATGCACATTCGATGATAAAGGTGAACCACATATTGCTGACTGGTTTTGGCTGTTACTAGTCGCTATTTTTGTTTTATTTATAGTATCTCTTGTTAATAGCATTAGGAATACAGAAAAAACGAATAAATCGCTTAGTAATAAAGGTATCAATTTTAACAATTTTATAGATTGTGGTACTTACATTGCTGGTCACCCGTCTTTAAATGACGGATTTAATTCATGCCATGTTTTGCCAAAAGACTGCTCATTAAAACTTTATCACCGGCCTTTTATTTCAGATATGCCTACTTTTAAAGCAGAAATACCTTTTGATAAAATAAAAGATATATCAATTGAGGATTCTTCGACAATTGAGAAAAAAATTACTTTAGGTAGAGTATTACTTGTAGGGGTATTTGCTTTAGCCTGGAAAAAGAATAAAAAAAAGAACCATGCATATCTATCAATAGACTGGTATGATGGTAGATTTAATCATTCTACTTTATTTTCATTTGAAGATGAAAACGCAATGAGTAGTGCCAATAAGGCACGTAATAGTCTGATAAATAGTCTTCCTAAAAAATAATACATAGACCACTTGATTTCTTTAAAAGTGTGATTACATTTGCAGTGCAAAAATCAAGTATCAATGCTCTGTAAATTATTTCACCAAATAGGGGAAAACCCGATAGGTTGCCGATCTCGCGAGGGTTCGGCCGGCTCACTTGAGCCGTTGCAAACCTGTCGGGTTTTTTCCATTGGAGGAATTCCACATGTTTACAACCCATGCAAGGCGCAGGCTTAGCAAAAAAGAGCAGCCTGCCCATTTTCACAAAATGAACCTTAACCAGGTTCTTGAGTTCATTACCCACGTGCCCAAGCGCCAAATCAGGGCCATCCGGATCAAATTGCAGGAAGGAGGCTTACAATGAAAAACCAACTTCAGATCATCCAGCAAGGCGATCAGAAACTGATCCCCATCAAACCCCTTTGTCAGATGCTTGGCATCGATTTTAAAAGCCAGTACGAAAAGCTGAAATCAGACAAAATCCTGAGTTCAACTATGGTGCTTAGCACCACAGTTGGTGCCGATGGTAAAGACCGTGAAATGGTATGTTTGCCTTTCAAATATGCCTTTATGTGGCTTGCCAAAATTGATGTGCGTAATGTGCACGAGGATGCCCGCGACAGCCTGCTTATTGCCCAAACAAAGGCTTACGACCTTTTGTGGGACTCATTGGTGAGTTATCAAAACTATGTTGAGTACCGCAACAAAAGCATCGAAGAGCAAATTGCCATCCGCGATGCTGCCCGCATCGAATTCAGCCATGCCAAAGACAAGCTTACCGAAGCTGAACACGAACTTAAAGGCAGGCTCGCTGTTACCTTCGATAACTATCTTGAGCAACACGCACAGCTACAACTTCAATTCGAATAGCCATGTGTAACAACAAACAACAGAGCACGATTATAGTCGATGGCATTGCCATCGACTATAATCTTGTGCAACTGGTAAAGCGCATGAAAGAGTTGTATGAACAAACCCAGGAATTTGACAACATCAAACGTAGTTTGTTTATGATTCAGAACTCAATCATTGGCCGCACTGAGAATGATTTAGGCCTTGACTTGTCCCAATTACGTGAGCTAGGCGAATCATTCTATTTCATCTTCATTTTCATAGATGCTATGTATGAAATCAATCAAAAAGGAGGTCACGACAAGCACAATTAGGCCTTTGCGCCAGCGTCCCCACGCACATAAGCCCTTATCTATCGGTAGGGGCTTTTTTTATGTAATTACACGGGTACAATTTGCACTCACACCAAGCCCACACACGGCGCGGCCTGTTTAGAATCGTTCTAATTAACTTACATATATCACAAAAAAGCCTGATTTTGTCATTACAAAGACTCTCAGAGCGGTGCGGGGTCTTCTGACTGACAAAGGGAATTTTTTCCCTTTGAACCTAAACAGATCCTTAGACAGGCTTGAAAACTGGTCTGAATTTTAGGGAACATCCTGAGAGGGGCAAAAAAATGACTTTTTTTATTCGTTGATAAACGGATACAAGCGATTAATATACGATTAATCAAGCAGTTAGACCGTATCTTTGTGAAACAATTTAGAACTGGCGGCAACAGTATAAATGCGGCAGTATTTTTAATGAATAACAAAATCAAAAAGGCAGACCATGCCGAAGAACAAAAAGCGGTTGAAGCTTTAGAAGCTCCCGAAGTAACCACCACCGAACAGGAAGCACCTGTTAACTTCAATCTTTTGGTTGATCGCATTTCGGAACTGGAAAAGCAGTTGAGCGAAAAACAGCACAAAAGTATTGATGAAGCTATCAGTTTTTATCGTGAGAAGCAACGCAAAATTGCCGAACTGGAATCCTTCAAGCTCAACAAAAAGGAGATTGAAGAAGCCCTGAACCTTGTAAACGAAAAAGTTAGAGCCCGTGATTTTGAGGCTAAAGTGTACAGGCTTTCCGTTTCGCAGTATCGTGACTATGACCGTGAAGGGCAGAAAGTTTTCAGCCTTACAAATCCGCTAATCCTTGCCGAGTGTATGCAGTTTATCCTGGTGAAGATTGCCGACCGCGTTGATGAACTTCAAAAGGAGATTGAGCAATGAACGACAGGACGAAAGCCAAACGCAGAGTGCTTTGTGAACTTACAGCGCAAGCCAGAACGCTACGCGATGAAATTGTAAGTAAAAGCCTTGAAGCAAAAAATGAAGCCCAAGCCATGTACTGGGCCTCGAGGACCTTGAACTCTATTATCGTAGAGAAATTTTACAAGGATGCTACAAATACGGAATTCCGGACTTTTAACGAGTGGAAGCAAGAGGGCTTCAGTATTATTAAAGATTCGCACGGTTTTGTTGTGTGGGGCAGACCTTTGAACAGCCAGCGGATTGAGAAGGGAGAAGAACCGGACGACGAGAACGAACGTTTTTATCCGATTTCGCATATTTTCAGTAATGCGCAGGTTGAACGTAGGCTGCAGGAGGTTGAGGGATGAAAACCTAATACATAATTAGATTTTTTAACCAAGAGGGGAAGCATGAAAACCATGCTTACCCCCTCATTTTTTGCGGCGCGCCTTCGCTTCGCTACGGCGGGCATGGAGTGAGCGCGAAGGGACTTGTGTTTTATTTGTGCGCTCACAGATTGTGCCATGCAGCAGAGCTGCGGCGTTTGGATTTTCTGTTGAATGATATTATTACTTAATTTTGGAATATGAAAGATGAAAAATACATTGAAGCTTCAAAGCAATTGATGGATCAGCTGCGAAAAGCAGCAGAATCGAAAGGTATAACCATTGAAGAAATTGCAGAAAAGACTGGATATAGACCATTCACTATTGACCGGCTTTTTAAAGGGAAATACGCTCCTGATCTTGATGTGTTCATTAAGCTATGTGAAGTGATTGGGATGAAGATCAGGATTGAAGTTTAAATCTAAGATGACCATGGATGACGTTGCAACATCGATGTATTATACACTTTCTTCAATTGCCCAGGTATTGGCTGCGTTTTTAGCATTAAGTGGTGTTTTTGTAATTAATAAGATCAAAGAATATACAGATTTACAGATAATTAAATTGAAATATCTTATATCACGGTCAGAAGAAATAGCGAATTTCGTTGATGACCGTGTGATTATATTTAATTTACGAAGTAATTTAAATCGTATTCAGACTATTGCTGATACATCGGTCCCATATAATTCGATTTTCGAGATTGATAAATTTATTTTGATAATTCAGAAAAATATTAAGAATCCTATGGTTATGGACCTGTTTAATCTTTTTCATAGTGTGAAACTTACGATTGAACAGCATCAAACCATGAAAAATATTTTGAAATTGTTTAGTGTTGTATCTATTGGTCTCGGTGTGTTGGTTATTTCATTCTCAATTATTGTTTTAGCAAATACACACACTCAACTTATTAAGGAGAATAGTTGCATTGTATTTATAATAGCCATTTCGATTACGATTTTTTGTATGTTACTCATGTTTATAGCGATTTCTTTTTCAATAATTGACATGCAAAATTTTAAACTATATCCCCGCCTTATAAGATTTTTCAGAAAATTCATTTAAGATTTTCATGTCCTTTTCATTCTGAAGCAGCTGCCTTAGGTTTACTGCATCATTAGTATTAACCAAAAAGCATTGGAAATGAAAAAACTGCTTTTCCTTTTAAGCCTTGCCTTTGCGCTGTTTATTGCAGCTCCGCAAGCTGATGCCGGTCCGCCCGGTGATGTGCAGCATGTTTGCCTGTCGGTTGACACGCAAACCGCTCATGCTTCTGTTTTTGTACTGGCAACCTTGCCGGTTGATTCACCTCTGATGTTTGAACAGGTAAGCCTTATTCAATCTCCTGCAGAGACGATCATAACCCGAGCAGTGACGCTTCGCGCTCATAGCTGTAATTATGACCCTCCTAATATTGAGATGGATGAGTCGGGTACCTGCTTACACAACTACTTTGGGATGAATCACCAGAAAATTTCAGTTCTCAAGATGCTGCATGGGAACGAAGGCGATACCTACCGAACGCTTGACCCACCTCATTATTGACTGCAATAACTCATAAAAGCCCTGGATACATTCAGGGCTTTTTTATTGTCCTTTTGTTAGGCTTCGGGGCTGATTATCATTGTTAAAAAAAACAGGGCATGATCTTACTCTCGAACCTTCACAAGATTGTTGAAAAGGGCAGTTTCTCGATTGCTTTTGTTGCCGAGGAAGGCAATATCGTTATGGCCAAAGAAGCGATTTGCACCAGCTGGCACAGCCGGGGCCGAACGATGAACATCAAAATTAATCCAAGTGATGAGATACGCACCATCAGGCGCTGCACCATCATCGCATTTAATGATGAGGAGATTGCCTTATGAGCTACGAAAATTTTGAAATAGATAATTTAACCTATCTTCCTGAAGCAAAAGCAATCATTGCACAGGTTCCGTCAGCTGATATGCTGACAGATCCTGATAGCACAATCACACTGGATAAATACAAGGTGGTCCCATGGGGAGAGAGTAACAACCTGCCAGCTGAAGTATTAAAGAAGATACAGGACTCAGAAATTGTTGCGAGTAACCTCGATCACAACATCAAAATGATGTATGGCCAGGGCGTGCATCCATTCATAAAATCGACTGAAAATGGTAAAGATAAGTTTACCCCTTGCATTGATGAACGGGTTTTAGAGTTTTACGAAAACAATGATATTCCAGGCTATTTTCTTGAGCAGTGTGCTGATATGGCCACCTTTTATAACACCTTCCCTGAAATCATTTTAACCCGCGATATGTCGGCTGTGTATAGCCTCAGGCACAAAGAGGCGACCTTCAGCCGATGGGGCGAAAAGGACAGAGCAACCGGTGAGATCATCAGACATTTTTACAGCTCGAAATGGGTTGATGGAGCAAACGTTGATAATACTGTGATCAGCGATGTTTTGATGCGAAATAATCCTTTGGGTGACCTACAGAACCGGATCAAAAACCGGAAGATCAGCACACCTAGATTCATGCTGCAGATCAGCTTCCCGACACCAGGAAGAGAATACTACCAGAAGCCACCGTTCTGGAGCATTTTTGCTTCAGGATCGTACGATTTTGCGGCCATGATCTGGAACTTCAAAAAGGCCCTGCTGAAGAATGGCCTGGCAGTGAGATGGGTGATTTATGTTTCGGATAAGTATTGGGATTTGATTTTCAATGAAGAAAAAATTGACCGGAACAACCCCGAAAAGGTAAAGGCAAGAAAGGAAGAAGAGTTTGCAAAGTGGCGGACCTTTTTGTCGGATGAAAAAAATGCCGGTAAAGGGCTGGTGGCCCTCAAAAAGATGGTGCCATCAGGATCAACAGCAATTGAAGAAAAATACATCGAGTTTGTTGAGTTGAAAAATGGCTTAAAAGGCGGTGAATATCTTGAAGATATATCGGAAGTGGCCAACACAATCAACTTCTCGATGCAGGTGCATGGCAGCCTGATCGGGAACCAACCAGGTAAAGCAGGCAATAGTTTGAGTGGGACCGATAAACGTGAGCTTTTCATGATCAAAGATGCCATGATGACCCCTTACCGCGACAGGCTCATCAGGCCCCTAACGCTTGTTAGCCGGTTTAATAACTTTCCGAAAGACCTTGTTTGGAAGGTGGTAAGCTTTGAATTTACCACGCTCGACAACAACAAAACAGGTAAACAATCCACCACTGCAACAGAAACTCCTACGCCATGATCATTGAGAATATTGAAACCCTGAAACAATTGATTGCCACGGTTGCCGGTGATAACTTTGATAAGTACAAACCTTACCTGGCAACTGCTGAGCGGTTTGTGAAACGCGAAATCACCGGTACCGAACTTTTTGACCTGGCTACTCCAACAGAGCCTGATTTGTTGGCAATGGTTCAATCGGTAGTGGCATATAAAGGCTACCTTGAGGCGATCCCGTTTCTGGATCTGCTTGAAACAGATAGTGGTTTTGCGGTGGTGAGGAATACGAATCTGGCTCCTGCTTCGCCACAGCGTGTGGCTGAACTGAAAGCAGCCACAGCTGCAAAACTGGATGAGGCTATTGAGGACCTGCTTGAATACCTTGAAGCTGAGAATGGTGATATCGAAGCCGCATGGAAAGGATCAACAACCTACACCCTGATCAATGATAACTATGTGAGCAGTATCAGAGAATTCAGAAAATACGGAAGGTTTGCCGGTAACCGGATTGATTTTATTGCTTTCATCCCCGTGTTGACTTCGGTGAGAAAACTGAAGATTGAACCGGTGATCAGTAAAGAACTTTCTGAAAAAATCATTGAGGGCCTTCGTGATGGTGACCTTTCTGATGATTATAAGAAACTGCTGTCTGACCTGCGGTTTGCCCTAGCCTACTTTGCCAATGGTGACGAAGCTTCAGGGCAAAGCTTTGTGGCCCGGGTGCGATCGGTGCTGATGGCCGATCCGGATAAATACCCTGAGTTTAAGTCAAGTGCGATTTATGCTGCAACACAGGTGGCTGAACGCGATATTTCGGAAGATCCATTTATTGTTTTTGGTGCATGAGAATAGATCTGAAAGTACCTACTTCGTTTGCTGGCCTTCGGCCTGATCAGCTGCAGTATTTCTGTAAAGTAATCCTTCAGCATCCTGATCCGGCTGAGCTTAAGCTGCTCTGCCTGATGAATTATACTGGATTGAAAGTGCTCAAGGCTAAAAAAGAAGATGATCCTGAGGATGGGTTTCGATTCAAATACCAGGGTAAGAGCTTTTATATGAGCAGCGATATGGTGACCGACATCCTTTCGAGGCTCGATTTTTTGACTCAGCCACCCGGCTTGTTCAACCCTCCGGAAGCAATAAAGAACTATCGAGCCTGCGACAGCCGTTTGTTTGGTGTTCGTTTGGATGAGTGGCTGTTTGCTGATTTGATGTACTCTGATTTTAGTAAAACACAAGATGATGCTTCACTGAATAAGATGCTGGCCGTTTTTTATCGCCGGAAAACCGATGATTGGGCTGAAGGAAAGCATATTGAACAATGGGCGAAACGCTTTAAACGAGTTCCGATGCCGGTGAAGTACTCGGTTTATCTATGGTACACTGGTGTTAAGAGCTGGCTGATCACTAAATATTACTATGTGTTTCAGGGTGGATCGGGTGCTGATGATGTGAGTGCTGATGAAATGATCATGGGCATACTGAGCAACCTGAATGAGGGTAAAGTGGCCGATAACGGCATCATCAAAGCATCGGAGATGCATGAGGCCCTGTATGAACTGAACCGCAAGATTGAATACATTAAAAACCTGAAGACTAATGGTTGACCTGTACGATTATTTGGACGAGCGAAAAGACCTGATGGAAGATGTGAAAGCGATTTACCGTGTTTCGGGCATCATGCAGCTTGAAGAGATGCTGAGTAATATACGCGATAACCCAAAGGTTTGTCTGCTGGTTGAAGAAAATGCTGATGGCACCCTGAACCTGAAGGACCGGAAGCTACGCAGCGGGTATCATGTGTTTTATGTGTTTGTGAAAGCCTCTTCGATAGTGAACAGCGCCGAGCGGGTGAGCTGCAAGAAAACGGCTTTTGCACAAGGCCTGCAGGTGATAAACCTGTTGCGTAATGATGCCGGCGATTATGGCGATCCGGCCTATGGGCTGGATGACAGCCGGATTGATTATGGTGGTATTGGCCCTATAGGCAACGGCTATTTTGGTTATTCGTTTGGGTTTATGATCCATGATGCTTTTACCAACTAAGCGATGGCAGAAAACACAAATATTGCCTTAACGGTTGAAGCCTGGGCAGATATCGTGATTAAAGAATGGCTGAAAAAGGCAGATGCCTTGGGTGTTGGAAACAGTGAAAAATCGACAGGCGCGGCTCTGCAGAGCTTTACTAAAACAATATTCACAAATGCACAAGGCGATCCGGATAGAGTTTTGTTTGCCTTTAACTGGTATCTGAACATGGTGGACTGGGGTGTTGGTAAAAATGTAACGATAACGAATCGTGAATCAATGATTGCTGCCGGTCTGACAAAACGTCGTCCTAAACCATTTAATTCTGATACTTTTTATAAGCAACTTGAAGTGCTCCGTCATTTACTTGAAGAAAAGCATGCAATGAAGATTGAGCAGTTGGTTATTGAAAAATTAAATTCATAAGTGATGAAACAAGCTAATCTTTATGTTGGAATAAACAACGAGGATGCCAAGGCCAGACTTAAAGAAATTGAAGGTCAGTTACAAGAACTTATTCGTCTTAGAGACAAAGCCTTCCAGGATAAAGATGTTACAGCTTATACGAAGCTTGATAAGCAAATAAATAAGCTTACCGGCGAATCAAAAAAGTTAGAAAGGGGCATATTTGAGGTTGATAAAGTGCTTAAAAATCTATCCGGGGCCTCAGTCATAGAGCTTGAAAAAGCATTAAAAAAGGTCAATTCGGAAATCAGATCAATGAAAAGGAATGATCCGGGTTTAGGCGAAAAGAAAAACCAGGCAGCATTATTGTCGTCCGAGCTTGATAAGGCTGTTGGTCGTTCCAGGGAGCACACGGGTGGTATTAAGAAACTCGCTGATGGCTTCAACAGGTATTTTGGCATAGCTACGGCTGCCGTGGCTACATTTACCGGTGTTGTGTTTGGTTTACGAAAGGCGGTTGATACTTTTAATGTGTTTGAGAAAAGGGTTGACAACCTCTCGGCACTTACCGGCCTTGTGGGTGATGATTTGGACTGGCTGACCGAAAAAGCCAAAGAAATGAGCACTGCCACTCTTGAGGGTAATGTGCGTATTGCCTCATCAGCCACCGAGATTGTTGATGCTTATACAAAAGTGGGTAGCAAGCGTCCTGAACTGCTAAAAGTAAAAGAGGATCTGAATGGTGTTACCCAGGAAGCGATGATTTTAGCTGCAGCGGCAAACGGTGATCTGCAACCTGCTGTTGATGGCCTCACAATGGTTTTGAACCAGTTTAATGCCCCTGCATCAGAATCGCGTAAGATTATCAATATTTTGGCTGCCGGTAGTAAAGAAGGTGCCGGAGAGATTGATTACCTGGCTGCCGGTTTTGAAAAAGCAGGATCGGTAGCAGCATCTTTTGGTATAAGTATTGAAGAGCTTACCGGAGCCTTGGAAACCCTCGCTCCGAGGATGACAGAGCCAGAGATGGCCGGCAGAAGCCTTAGAAATATCATGCTGAAGCTTGAGACACAATCGGATGAAAATTTAAGACCATCGATTGTGGGGTTGCAGCAGGCTTTTGTAAATATGAAAGCAGCACAATGGGATGTTATCAAACTCACTGATCTTTTTGGTACTGAAAATATCAATGCTGCCAATATCCTTTTTAATAACACTGCTGAATTTAAAAAATATACTACAGCAGTAACCGGCACCAGTGTGGCACTTGAACAGGCTTCGATAAACACCGATAACAATGCCACGAAACTTCAGCAGGCAAAAAACAGGGCCGAGCTAGTGACGATTGCTTTTGGTGAAAAGTTGGCGCCTGCTATAACTTTCAGCACGAATGCATTTACTTATTTTATGAGGGCTATCATGTATGCCCCCGAGTTTTTTGTAAAATACCAGATCGCTTTGATTGCGGTAGCCGGTGCAACACTTGCCTTAAAAAGCGCCCTCATTGCAGAGTCGATTGCTCATGTTTACAATAATTTGCTGTTAAAAGAAGGAATTGGCCTGAGGATTAAGAATGCCATTGCCGATAGTACATTGGCTGCCAGAAAACAACTGCTCATCATCTGGACCATGGGTGAAACGACAGCGACAAAACTCGCTGCATCGGCTCAGCTTGCCTGGAACCTGGCTTTGTCAGCCAATCCGCTCGGGGCTGTGATTACTTTGGTTACTGCCCTTGTTTTCGCAATTAAACTATATGATAAATACAGTGCTGAAAGCCTGAGGCTCGAAAAAGAAAAACTGGATGCAATTGAGAAACTGAATATTGCCAACCAGAACCTAAAGATAAACTATCAAAATCAGGAAATCGCAATTAGTCAGCTGAACAAAATGAGTGCTGAGCAAAAAAGAACTTTGCTTGAGCAAACAAAAGCTACCTTGAACCAGGCTGAAGCCGAATTGGTTTTGATGCAAGCAACACAAAAGAGAATTGAGCAGGATAATACACGCGTGACACTTTGGCAACGCATGGTTAACACTGTTTTATTAGTGAACAACCCTGCCCTTGCTAATATTTGGAATGCTTTTGATGCTGTGAAGAATGGTGCAGCTGCAGCTGATGAAATGACAGATTCGATTAAGCAGATGCAGGACCAGATAAAACAACTTTGGGGACAATATTCCGGACTTGATGAAACAGTAAATGCAGAGAGTATTGCAGATCAGATTACAGGAAAAGCAGTAACACAGCTTGAAGAGAAACAGCGCCTGTTAACCACAGCTCTCAAAAATTATGAAAAAGGCAGTGAGGAATATAAACGCATTGCTGATAAACTGAAGGCGGTAAGCAATAATCTGAACGAGGCGCTTGCTAATGACCTGAGTGGCCCAATAGATCAGTTTGCAGCTTTGACCGACAGGATTAAGAAAACTGAGGATGCGATCAGAAAGCTTATTCTGGCCAATCAGCCGGTGCCCGAAAGTATGATAAGGCAATTGGTGAAGGACCGGGCAGAACTCGCAAGGGTTGAGCAAAGCATTAAGAACATTGCGGTTGAAATAGGCAGGATGTCAGGAATCCCAACGCCTAAAAAACTTGAAGATAAACCCTGGTTCAATGTCAGACCCCAGGAATCAAAGCTCAAAAATAATAATGAAGATCCTCAGGCTAAATGGGATGCTGAACAGGCAAAGCAAGAAGCCTGGAAAAATGCTGCTTTAGATATTGCCAATTCGACACAAAATGCAATTTTTGATATCATTAAAAACAGGCAGCAGGCTGAGCTTGATGCAAAGCTTGCATCGCTTAATGCTCAAAGGGAGGCCGAATTGGCAAATACCAATTTAACCGAGGAACAAAGAGCAAAAATTAATGAGAAATACCGGAAGCGCGAAGCACAAATGAAGCTCGAAGCATGGAAGAAAGAGAAAGCGGCCAATATTGTTTCGGCAATAATGAAAACAGCCATGGCGGTTCTAACGCAGCTATCCGGAGGTGATCCTGTAACTGCAATTCCAAGGGCTATCGCGGCAGGTATAATGGGTGCCGCCGAAACAGCTGTTATTATTGCACAAAAACCGCCTCAGTTTTACGCTGGGGGTTTTACCGATGAAGATCCTGATGATTACAAAGCTGTAGGTGTGGTTCATGCGAATGAATTTGTGGCTAATGCTGCAGCAAACCGAAACCCCACCATCAGGCCGATTCTGAACCTGATTGATTATGCCCAGCGTGCCGGCACGGCACGGCATATTAATTTGCCTGCAGTGATTGAAAGCACAACGCCACGTTTGGCACCTGGACAACCACAACCCACAAAGGTTAATCAAACCGGGCGTGATGCGGATCCGGAAATGATTGATGCTATGAACCGCTTTTCGGATGCTGCTGAAAAGTTGATGAGAGAGGGTGTATCAGGTAAATGGGTTTACCAGGATTTTAAGATCATGGCCGATAAAGAAACGAAGGCGATTGCAAAAACAGGGTGATTTAATGTCCTTTTTTTTAAAACATGCAGGCTATATAATTGCCTTATGTTTAACATTGAATCAGCACCACCACTTGTTTCACTGGTAGGATCGCCGTTTGTTTGGAGGGTGTTCAGTGATTACGCTGACAACCTGCTTAAGATAATGGCTGAGCCCGTGGATGATTTCTTTGAGCTATTGCCTGTTGACCAGGTATCGAAAATAGCCACATTTGAACTTTCGGAGTATTTTTTTACACAGCTGCAGGTTTCGCTACAGCTCAATGAAGCAGTTGTTCACCCGGATGCCTGTAAGGAATTTTATGTTAAGTTTTACCAGTATTATGGTAACCCTCCAGAAAGTCATGATATGACAGGTGTAGCTCGATGGTTGCTCGCAGGTAAAATTCCGAAATGGAAACAACTCGCTTTTTATAACCAATTCAATAGTTTTTACGATTTAATGTTGGTTAGTTCAATTTTGAGTTTTTATCCGCATGAAATTAAGAAAATACTGCCAGAACAGCCTGAAGTAGTTTATTTTATAGCTCCAGCAGCTGCTCAATTCACACTCGTTATTACTATTACGTTTGATGACAACACATCAATGGTTCACCGTCCTCTTTACCTTGAACTCTCGAAATACCAGGTGGGCAGTTTTCCGGTTGGGTATGAGCAATTGAATCTTTCAGCCTTATCGGAGAAGAAGATAATGCGGTATGTTATTGAAATCGAAAACGCATACGGAAGTCGTATTTACGAACTTGATTATTCAGCTTATCGCGATAAGCGTTTCATTGTTTTTCGAAACAGCCTTGGAGGGTATGATACACTCGCCTGCACTGGTGAAGCTGATGAAAATTCTGAAATTGAACGAATAGTAACTGAAAATGTGTTTGATGCAGCACATGCCGGCAGGCTAAACAAATCAGTTAAAAAGGCTGAAGAAACAGAGATTGTAAAGGTTAATACCGGTTGGCTGCTTCCGGACGAAAAAAACTGGCTTAACGACCTTGTTATTGCTACCGAAGTTTATGAGTTAAAGGGAAATACAAGCTGCCCGGTTATGATAAAAAACACGAGCATGGATCGTACAGAGCGCAATTACGAGCCCGGATCGGTTGAACTGGAATATGAGCGATTATACATAATACAATAATGGCTGATCAGTTTTGGAAGCTTAAAAAAAGCAGAATAGCGGGCGTTGTTCCAACTGTTCAGCAAATTGATGTAGACACACTGGCTTTTAACCAGCACGATGCCAAATTATTTGCAATAAAGGAGGTTAATGGTGTAAAAGAAGTAATACAGATAGGTGGCGACTCACATACCAGAAAACATGCAATAATAAGTACGGACGATCATATTGTTCAGGCTGTTAAAGGTCAGATACTGGTAACTGATTCAGAAACATCTATTGATTACTTCACGGTTGAGGCAGAAACAATTCAAGGGGTTGGTAATCAGATATCGCTGCAGTATGATTTTCCTGAAAAAAAAATAATCATTGGACTTGATGAAACCCATATTAATCACAACAATCTTCTCAACTATGAAGCCGACCGCCACCGTGAGATGAATTATGACGAAAATTTAAAAGCATACTTGATAAATGACTAACCCTTAATACTTTAAACAAAATGGCACAAAAAAGAATTCCCGTTTTAGAAGACCACAGTTGGCAACAGCCGGTGATCTCAATCCTGAACACTCCTCCCGCTAGTCCGGTTGCAGGAGATCGTTACATTGTCGGTACTGTTCCCACAGGTGTGTGGGTTGGCAAAACCGGACAAATTGCATGGCGTGATGCCTCCCAATGGTGGTATGATGTTCCGGTTGCTGGTTGGCGTGCGTTTGTTACTGCCGAAAACAAAGACTACGCCTACATCGGTTCAGCCTGGACAGCCGCAAACCTTGGCGAGTTTGTTAAAAAAATCGCCTCCAGTACAAATAACAAAATCCCGCAATGGGATGGCACCACAGGCGACCAAATCAAAGACGGTCTTACCCCTGTTACTACAGTCCGGGCATCGGGCTCAGCCGACGATGTAAGTATCGCAACGGAAAAAGCCGTTCGTGATGCTATCAACGCTGTTCTGGGAGCAAATGATGCAATGGTGTACAAGGGGGTAATTGATTGTTCAGCAAGTCCCAACTACCCTGCTGCCGATTCCGGCCACACCTACAAAGTTTCTGTTGCAGGTAAAATCGGCGGTGCTTCAGGACCGAACGTCGAAGCCGGTGATATGCTGATCTGTACTGTCGATGGCTCTGCTGCCGGAACTCACGCAACAGTGGGAACAAACTGGAACATCATTCAGCAAAACATTGATGGAGCTGTAACAGGTCCTGCTAGTGCTGTAGCTGATCGCATTGCCTCTTTCAATGGCACTTCCGGTAAGGTTATCAAAGACTCCGGCCTTGCTGTCGCAACAGTCACAGGACACATTGCCGACACAACAATTCACTACGCCCAGAGTGCCATTGATCATACAGTGATCTTGAACAGAGGTACAAATACCCATGCTCAGATTGACACACACATTGCTACAGCAACAATTCACCGTGATATGTCGTATTCAAGCTCACTTAAATCAATCATCTACACCGAATAGTTTATGCCGTCATTCAGGGTTAGCACACGGGACTTCGATGCTGCGCAACTTGCAGTAATAGGCTTCTACAACACACCCCCTGCCCATGCTGTTGGGCGGAGGGTTATTGTAGGCAGTTCACCCACTGATGCTTTCACAGGCCATGCCAACAAAATTGCATGGTCCGACGGTACTAACTGGTGGTTCGATGCTCCGGCGGCCGGATGGGAAACTTGGTCTGATGCCGATGCAGGGCACTATTATTACACCGGAACTGAGTGGATAAGTAGGTCGGCTTTTGTGAATGGATTGTCGTATTGGACAAAGACCGGCAATGATATTTACTACAACTCTGGCAACGTCGGAGTAGGTGTTGCTCCAGGGGTTAAGTTTGATGTTGCAGGTGCTATAAGAAGTAGCAATCAACTTATTTCCACTGTTGCTTCTGGGACTGCTCCGTTGGTGGTTACTTCTCCAACTTTAGTATCTAATCTTAACGCTGATTTATTGGATGGTCAGCACGGTAGTTATTACACTGGTTATGTTCAGGCCAGGGGAATGAATCTTGTTACTAATGGTAGTGGGTTGATGAATAGTAACTACAACTTCAACACCCTCGTCTTTGATGTGATTGATGTGCATGGTGGTTTGGGTAGTTTTACAGGTAGAACTCAATTCTCACATATAAGTAATGAACTGATTCCTATAGATACAACAAGATATTACCAGTATTCGGCATGGGCTAAAGCAGGTAATGCAGACGGTAGTGATTATAGCACAGGAAACAGGGCGTACATAGGTTTTGCCGAGTATGATATTGATGGGCTTCTAAATCAGGCTGGTTATGCTGCAAAAATACCCGGTGCCGCTGATACTGAGTTGGCTTTACCATTGAATATTGGTGATACTACAATTACATTAGTAAATGGGACTGGTTGGTATGCTTCATACTCACACTTTGTATGGTTCCCATATACAAATAGCAAAGGTTATACTTATCCCGATTATGGCTATTCCAGAAATCACACTCGCGTTCTCAGGGCTGAATATAATACAGGTACATTCATAAGTGTTGCAGGTAATGTTTTAACCCTCGCAGCTCCTTGGCCCGGTCCTGCATTGGCGGCAGGAGTACACTTAAGACAAGCAAGTGGCTCAACAGGCAGTTATAAATATACACTTGCTGCAGCTGTTATGCTTCCTAATGTGTGGACTAAGTATGCGGCTACTCTGAAACCTGCACCGGCTAATTATGTGTATGATTCTAATGCTTGGTACAACGGTACGGCTTATGTTAAAACTTTGTTTTTAACCGGTTACGGAACTCTATCAGTTCAGAAATTTTCTGACATATGGATATCTGAAATTTCCGCAAATAATCTAGACTCATTTTTAGTTCCTATTGTTTCTTCGGTTGCTACCGGAACTCCTCCTTTAGTTGTGGCAAGCACTACTTTAGTAAATAACTTAAACGCTGATCTTCTTGATGGTCTACACTCAAGTGCATTTGCTCTTGCAGGTAGTATCTCAGGAACACAAAACTATGTAGCTAAATTTAATAATGCTGGCGGAACTACAATAGGTAATTCTCAAATAATTGATAATGGAACCAATGTGGGGATTGGGAAATCTCCCGTAGATAAGTTGGATGTTAATGGTAATATTAGATTGGCTGCAATAAGCGGAGCAAATACAGGTATATATGGATACTCCCCAACGCCTACTTTAATATACTCAATTACAAGACAAGACTTCGTCGCTGCTGGCGGATTAGCTATTGGTTCTTATGCAGGAATTGGGTTTAAATCATATGAAGCACGGCCCACCTCTTTTCAGATGTATATTAACTCAACTGGTGTTGGAATAGGAACTACGATTCCTGCTGAAAAACTTGATGTAGCCGGAAACATAAAAGTAACTGGGGCTCTTAAAGTTTACTACGACTCTACAGTTTACGCCTCGCTTGTTACACGTCCGCAGGGTCAACTTGCCCTGGATGGCACAGCCTCGGGTATAGGTGTCCTCCGGGTGCTTGGTGGCAATTACGATACAGCAGGTGTGGCTGTGTACCGCATACATTCAGCTGACCTGAGTGTTAATAACCTAATTGGCTCTTATGGCTTCGTGCCTAAATCAGAGGATAATTCAGCTTCGGCCCGCATTACAGCTGTGGCAAGTGCCGCCCATGGTGCTACTTCGCATCCAACGGCCTTGTTTTTTGCCAATGCCCTCGACAGCCAAATGGGCAATGTTGATCAGTACCGGTTTGGGCTCGATCGGTATGGCAATCTGATCGTCAAAACTTCAGGCATTGACATCACAGCAACTCTGCCAACAGCTAAATCGGGGTTCGATATTCACGACAGTGTTGGCTTTGGTCCTACTGCCGAAGTCACAGGCAACACCACCCTCGGCGATGCCTATTGCTATATGCTGACCAATGCAGCTACCGGCAATGCAAACTTCACTCTGCCCGATCGGACATCTGTTGCCGGTCGTAATTATATGGTCATCAATGGTACAGCTGCCTACACCATCACTATACTCCGTCAAGGCACCGACAAGGCCAATGGTGGCAATCCCACTATCGTACTTTCATCAGGCGATGTGGTGTTCATTCATGCCACCAGCAATAGCCAGTATGGATACTTTATTTCAGGTAACGTAAAACGCTAATGTATAATAAAATATAATAATTTAAAACCATAAATATATGGCACTCATTAAGAAAACAAACTGGAAAGGCTTCGATGCCGATTATTGGACAATTATCCGAAGGATGGAGGATAAGCTACAGAATAATACTCATGTTGAATTGGCCCTGTTTAAGGACAAAGCAACCTATGAGGCCGAAAAACACACCCTTCAATGGGGGTCATTGCTGCTCACAACACGGTCCGTTGTGGTCGAAGGTATTGATCATTCACGTGAAGAATTGTATAACAGGGTAAAGGAACCAAGTCCACGCTTTGAATACGTTCAGGATCCCGTCACCTATGAAACCTTGCGTCAGCAGCACGAAACAAATTTCTTCGCCGATGCGGAGGACGATCTTTAAACTAAATATTTCATCAAATGAAAAAAGAAGAATCTTCAAAAGTTGTGTATGATGACAATCCTGAATTTATATCTGTATCAGGGTGTATCACTTTAGGTGGTAAACCTCCTAGTAGTTTGTTACATGTAAAATCAACGTTAGACCCAGAGATTCAGTCAGAATCTAAATTCATTCCACCCAAATTAACAGGGAAATCAAACCAGTCCATTAATAACCCAAATAATCAATAGTTATGAAACTAAAACGAAGAGAAGTAATCATTAAGGCCAACCAACTAGGCCGTCAGATGGACATTGCCAACGTCCGTGTCTCCTATGCTAAGGAAAAGAACAGGCGTAAGTTCGAACGCATTGCCGAAAGCCTTATGTTCGATAAGGTGATGCCCGAAGTTCATAAGAAACATGAGGAATACCAGAAAGAGGTCAAATCCCTCTACGAAACCCTCTCAAAAGGCAAAACCAAACAAGTGTCTGGTCCTGGAGGTCAAATTGCCGAAATGTATGATGTTGACACTCAATCGCCTGAGTTCACCAAGAAGAAAGAAACACTCGACAAAAAGTTTGCTGAAACCATCACTGAGTACAAGGCCAAAATGGAGGAGTATGAGCAGTTCCTTAACGAGGAATATGAAGACGATATCCCTGTTTTCATGCTTAATTTCGACGATCTCCCTGTCAATACATCCGATGCTGTTATGCAGATCATCGAGTTTATGGTTCGTGAAATTTCCGTTGACGAATTTAACAAACAATAGCCATGACACTCACCATTTTTGTTTACCTGTTGCTCTTCCTGATAGTTTACTTTGCTGCCGATGCCTTGCATGATGTTTGGCAGCACAAGGATAAGAGCTACTTTGCAAATAGCAAACGATCCGATCTTTCGCCCGAATCACTGGCCGGAATGATCGCAAAGCAAAAATATTACAGCCGCCTGTGGCATGCCCTTGATGCTTTCATCAAGGGCTTTGTCATAGCCAACCTGGCCTTTTGGATGTTTGGGATAAGCTGGTTCCTTTTATGGGTGAGTTTGTGGGCTGCATCTGTACGCTGGCTGTGGTTCGATGCCTGCTGGAATTGGTTCTTGGGTTTGACGTTCTGGTACCGTGGAACAGTAGCCCGATCCGATACCATTAAAACAAGTGACTGGCTGTTTTTTACAATCAAAATACTTGGATTACTGATCACAACAACCCTTATTCTCTTATCTTAAATATCTAACAATTATGGAACATCAAACACTCGAATTACTGGACAAAGGAACATTGATCGCATTCTTGGCCATTGGTGGCATCATCCTAACCTTGCTTTTGGGCCTTATCGCCTACTTCCTTCGTGACTTTGCTTCACAGGTAAAGTCGATGGGTCAGAGCGTGTCAACTCTCCAAATCGTTGTTGAAGGCGAAAAAATACGTCGCGAAGTACACGAAGAAAAACATAATGTCATCGACGAACGCTTAAATAAACACTCAAGCAAAATTGAGAATCAGGGTAGGCTTATCGAAAAGCACGAAACCGAAATTAATGAACTCAGAAAACGATGAAACTTAAACCTATCATGCTATTCTGGATGGGCATTGTGCTCATTGTTATCGGTATCATTGGCCTGATTCCGCTGTATTTTATTCAAATACCTCCCGGAAACAGCGAGATGCTTTCAATGACGCTTGGCGTTGTGCTTGGCTGGGGATCCATGGCCGTGGCCTACTATTTCGGACAAAGCGAAACATCTAATCACGACAAACAATGAGAACCCTGCAAAATACCCAGCTAACAGAAAATTTCAGCCTCTACGAATTCATCGAAGGGCAATTGCCACCCGAAGGCGTTGCAATGAACTGGAAGCATATTGCCGAAATGGAAATTGTGAAGCTGAAACAGGCAGCCGAACATGCACAAAGCATTCGCGACCTGGTTAATACCGAGTTTAAAAGCGATAATTCGTATAAAGAAATCGGCCTCCGCATCACAAGCGGATGGCGCTGTCGTGCATGGGAGCTCCACCAGGGTCGCAGCGGAAACAGCCAACACACCATTGCTG